ATGATTGGTAAAAACCCAAAATTAAAAATAATTCAAGCAACACACACAGCAGACCTTGCAATTGACTTTGGACGTAAGACTAAGAACTTAGTTGATGAACCTAATTACAGAGAACTGTTTGACACGAGACTACAAGAAGATAGTCAGGCAGCAGGAAAATGGAAAACTGAACAAGGCGGTGAATACTTTGCAGCCGGTGTTGGTGGAGCGATTACAGGTCGTGGTGCTGATCTATTAATTATTGATGACCCACACAAAGAACAAGATGTACGTGCTGATGGTAAAGCTTTTGAGAAAGCTATGAACTGGTACACAGCTGGTCCACGTCAACGTTTGCAACCTGGTGGAGCTATTGTAATTGTTATGACTCGTTGGTCTACTAAAGACATAACTGGTCAATTATTAAAAGCACAATCTGAAGAAGGGTCTGATCAGTGGGAGGTTGTTGAATTACCAGCCCTGCTCCCTGATGGAAAACCCGTGTGGCCTGAATACTGGACTTCACAAGAATTACTTAAGACTAAAGCATCTATACCAGTTAGTAACTGGTTAGCCCAATATATGCAGATGCCAACGGCAGAGGAAGGAGCTATATTAAAACGTGAATGGTGGCAAGACTGGAAAGAAAAATATCCACCGCCATTAGACTATATCGTACAATCGTACGATACTGCGTTTACAAAAAAGACAACTTCTGACTTTTCTGCTATAACCACGTGGGGAGTCTTTACGACCGAGGATCAGGGACAAAACATAATTTTACTTAACGCGTTTAAAGATAGATATGACTTTCCAGAACTACGTAGAGTAGCTCTTGAAGAGTATCAAGACTGGCGTCCTGATATGGTTATAATCGAGGCTAAAGCAACTGGATTACCTTTGACTCATGAGTTAAGGCAAATGGATATCCCAGTTATTAACTTTACACCATCAAAAGGAAATGATAAACACACAAGACTAAACTCCGTTGCTCCGCTTTTTGAAAGCGGAAAAATATGGGCGCCTATGCACGAGCATTTTGCACAGGAAGTTGTTGAGGAATGTGCCTCTTTCCCATTTGGAGAATATGATGACTATGTCGATAGTACGACACAGGCCATTATGAGAATTAGACAGGGTGGTTTGGTTCGACATCCTGAAGACTACAAAGAAGAGCCTATAGTAAGAGGACAAGTAAAGTATTATGGCTAAAAAAGAATTAGTAGAAAACATTGTAAAACTATATTCCAAACTAGGTGGAAATATAGGCGATGTCCTTGGTTCCCGATCCAATGTTACTTTTCTAGGTACTGGTAAGAATCCAGAGCCATTTATAGATTTAGACATTAACATGGAAGCCGTAGGCGTACTCGGTAAATCAAAAATCTTAGACGAATTAAAAAGCCCAATGGGCTATTTAACTGCCAACAAATTAAACGATATTCAAGCAACTAAGCTTTACAATAACATGTTAAAGCTAGAAGACTTTTATTACCCTAAACAAGTTTCAAATATCGCTGATCTTGGAACAGGGACCAGGAACTTAAATCAAGAAGGTCTTGCAGCTTTAAGATCAAAATTAAGAAACAGAGAAAACACAGATTTAACAGATAGTCCATTAGATGATTTAAAAAATATTGTAGATGATTTTAGACCTATGGGAGATGACTTACCACCTCCAGGTTCACGTGGTGGACCAGATGATATTGCAGCACCATTTGCATCAGCAGATGAAACAATTGCTAATTTACAAAAACAAGATCCAAAACTTGCAGCACAATTTAAAGCCTTAATGACTAACAAAGGTGATGTACCGGCTAAACGTTCATCAGCTAGAGAGTTTTTAGTAGAAGCATTAAAAAAAGATGAATACGACGTAGGCACAGCTGCATTCGGTAAAGTAAATTTAAATAACGTTATATCCGCAGAAGATGTAAAATATATTACTGAAGGTGGTGGTGGAATTGGTGGAGATCCAATTGTATTAGTTGAAAAATACTTTGGTCCAAGAATTGCGGAACTTTTACCAGCAGGGGCAACAGGTGATGAAATTGTAAGATTTACAAATAGAGTTTTAACTAGTGTCGAAGATGCTGCAGGATTAAAACCTGACAATCCAAAGTTTGATAAAATGACTGCGAGGTTTATTGATGAAATGGCAGAAGGTGGACGTGCAAGATTTGCAGGTGGTGGAAAAGATGCTGGCGCAGGATCAAATTTTGGTAATGAAAATTTTGGAACTCAAGAAGGTGGCGGAAATGATGCATCGAAGGTTGATTTTGGACCACCTAGTAACAATGGTGGTGATGGTGGAAATAAAACTAAATTTGTAAACATTGATGTAAAGCCAGATTATAATACCATAGCAAACGTTCCAAGGTATTTTGATATTTCAAAAGCTGTAAAAGGTGGTCTTTTAAATTTAAGAACAGATATATTTGATACTGTAAAAGATGAGGATTTAGATTCAGAGCTTAGCTACACTGGTGCTATCGGTCCAATTGATGTAAACGCTATGGCAGATTTAAAAGGAAATAAAGCTCTTAATTTAGATTATAATAAAGGTAATTTTAATGTAGGTGCGGCTACTGATTTTGATGGTAACACAAATTATACTCTTAACTATAACAAATCTTTTGAAGATGGTGGTTTAGCAAGACAAGGTCTTAGATTTGGCAAATCAGCAGGTAAAGCTTTTGGTCTTGCAAAAAAACTTGCAAACATAAATAAGTCTGTCGATGAAGGTACACAAATGGGTTACGGAGCACTTCGTGAGTATGGTTTAGAGGCTGAAGATATTACAAGATTATTTAAAGATCTTGCAATGGATAAATCTATGGTTGGCGCTGAAAAAACAGAATACTTTAAACTGTTAAATCAAGTTTTAAAAAACCCAGATGATTTTCCTAAAGAAATAATAGAAATTAAAAAAAGATTAGGTTTAGATTATGCAGATGGTGGTAGAGCTGGTTATAGATTTGGTAAAAGTGTATTTAAGGGTATTGCTGACATATTCAAAAAAGGTGCTGATGATGTAGATCTTGTTAAGCAAGAAGAAACATTTAGAACAGGACCGATTACTGAGAAATTTTTAGGAGACGTTGATAAAAAAGTTATAGATAAATTTATTAGAACAAGAGACACATCCGGTCCAGGAAGCTATGGCATGTATGACAGTCTTGCTGAGATGCCACAAGGCTTACAAGCTGCGGAGTTTATTAAAAACGTTAGAGTGCCTGGTAAAAATCTAATCGATTATGAAAAAGCAGAAATGTATATTGGTGGTGGCATAAAACTAACTGGAAAAGAATCTATTGACGAATTACTTCAAATGTTTTTAAACGCGGTTAAACAACCTTTAGCCAGAGGCGGACTAGCTAAGATCTTGGAGGTCTAATGGCCCTTCGTGATCCTAATCAAACATACACATATAAAATTTTTGGTAAGAATATAACTTTACCAAAAGGTTTTAAATTAGCTCCCGGTGTATCTATTAATCAAAATAAAAAAAGTGTTGAAGAAGGTTTTAAAAAATTAGAAAAATGGTTAAAAAATCCAACACCAGAAAATTGGAATAAAATATTTGGTAAAAATAATGCGTTTGGACTTCAACTTAGAAATTATCTTTTAGGGAGAAACGATCTTGGATCTGTTAAGGGAATGCGTACTGCTAATGCAATTTTTGATGCATTAAATGTTAAAAATTTAATTAAAGCAACCGACATAAAAAAAATAGATAATTTAACTGTTGGTGGTAAAGGCGTTAGCCTTAAATCTATTGCTGCAAATACAAAAGGTAATTTAAAATATACTTTAGATGAACAAATTGAAACAATAAAAAATTTTCAAAATGGTGAACAATGGTTAAGTAAAAATAGAAGTGAATCAGAAATTAGAAAATATGCAAATGCTATTAGAAGTATGGCAAAAGAATCTACTAAAATTGGTGGATTTCCTTTTGGTAATAATAGTGAAAAAAAACTTTGGTCTCAATTATATCGTGCTTCTTATAGAGGAGATAGAATAAAAATAGTTGGAGAATTCGCAGATGGTAAACTACCAATTAGAGATGGTAAAGTAAATTGGAAAATGACAGACGCAGCAGGAGTTCCGGCTTGGAAAAGAGTAAAGTTTGTAGACACAGCATTACAAGGACAACCTGAATTTACTTGGGATAATTTTAAGGGACAGGTTGATAATGTTTTTGGTAAAGGGCAGTTTGATAAAATTACGCAAGCCTATGACACACAAATTAAAACTGGAAGTAAAAGGGAAACATCTGGAAATTATGAAACAATTAAAAACAAAACAAAAGTTAATTTATTAAGAGCAGAATTACTTACACAAGAACCAGGTAGATTTAAAGCTGGTCAATTCCCAACTGAACAAGAGTATAAAAATTATGTTAATAAACGAGCTAAGTTTTTTAATATAACAGAAGTCCATCACCCCGATGGTGTTGGTAAAAACCCATGGAAAATGGAACCTGTATTTAGATATGCAAACAGGGAATTAGAACAAAAAGTCTTGCAACCTCTTAAAGCGGGGAATATAAATTTAGACCAAGCAAAAATAGAGATAGATAGAATAAACAATGAAGTTGGACCTATTAGAGCCAAACTAGATGACGGGTATTATGGAAAAAATTTAAACACACAAAAATCAATTATGAGCGCTGCAGACAATTATTTAAACAACATTAAAAAAACACCTTTTTATAAAGAAGCTATTGCCGATGCAAGAAGAGGCGGACCAATTTGTATTCCATTTAAAGCAGCCGGTGGAAGAATGGGTTTTGCAACTGGTACTGGATGTGTTGATGAAGTTGAAGAAGCCTTTAATAGAAACCCAGAAAAATTAGCAAAAGATGTTAATAAAACACCTGGTGAAGGATCATTTAATAAAGTTAAAAATTCTGCAACTAAATTTTTAACAGCAATAAAAGAAAATCCAAATTTACTTAAAGGAAGATTTGGAACTCTTGCTGCTTTAGGTGTTGGTACCGTAGCCGCGGGTGCTGGAGCTGGTGCATTGGTAAAACAATTTAAGAACGATGACCCAAGCACATACTTAACTGACACTGGTCAGATGGAAGGAATGTTAATTGAAGATGTAAATCAATTAGGCGAAGGTGTTGAAGATAATATTTTATTAGACAATCAATTTAAATTAGAATTAGCTGGAGCAGCAGGATTGACTGCGCCAATTGCCGGACAGGTTTATAGAACAGCAAGAGAAGGTACATTACCATTATTAGAATCACCATTAGAGTTCGATCAAGAATTAAAGCAATTAAAAAGAACGGTTAGACAAATAACTCACCCAGGTGGTAAAAAAGCAAAAAAAATTTCTGAAGCTGGTCGAGAAGTAATTAGAAATTCTAGACTTAGAATTAATGAACTAAACGAAATAATACAATCTGCTAAAGCTGGTAAAGAAGGAAGTGGTATATTTAGGTCTGCGTTCGGTTTAGAAAAAGGTGTACTTGGAAAAGGTTTATGGGCACTTGGTGCACCAGTAATACAGGCGCCAGCTACTCTTGGTTATATTGCACAAGATGTTAGAGAAGGTAAAGATGCAAGTGAAATTGCAACCAACCCATTAAATTATTTAGGTGCAGCATTTATGAATCCGTCTGTTAAAGCTTTAGCAAAAGCTGGAGCTTCAAGAGGATTACTTGGTATCGCATCTTTAGGTTTAGCAGGAACAGCAGTTGGTGCTGTTGCATTACCTGCAATATCAATTGGCGCTGGATTAGCAACACTTGGTACACTGGGTTATCAAGGTTATAAACTATTTTCTGGTAAAAACAGATCAGACGAGGATTTTTTTAGGTAATGAGTATAATAAACGCAGCTAAATTTTTAATGAGACAACGACCTAATACTGTAAGGTTATTTCGAGGCGAAGAACCTAATCGAACATCAATAAATGTAATGAGTGATTTATATAGTCCAAAATTAAGAGATAGGTTTTTTTTCGATAATGCTGCAGATGCTAGATATTATGCACAACGTCAGGGCACTTTAAGTGGTAATGTTAAATCAGTAGACGTTCCAGAAAAATATGCAAACATTGGCAGAAAAATGGCAATTAGAAGAGAAGGTCCTAATTATGGAAGCGAAGTTATTTTACCTAAAAAATTTATTCCGGAAGTAGAATTAAATTATATTCAAACTGTTGCAGCTCGATTACAAGCTACATTAGATTATTTAAAGGGAAAAAGGTATGGTTAAGAACAAAACACTTGTTGCAAATATGCAACACGTTAAATGGAAGGAAATCCCACCAATTAAAGGACCTGACTCACAAGGGTTGAATGTTCCTACAAAACAAGCTACAACAATCAAGAACTCGGAGAATATAAATGGCAGATATAGACAAAGCCCTACCAAACGTAGAGACTGAAATTAAAGTACCTGGCGACGAAGAAATTGTTGAAGCTCAACAAGAGACGATTGAAGAACAAGTTGGTCCAGATGATGTTACAGTAACACAAGAAGAAGATGGTGGTGCAACAATTAATTTTGATCCTGAAGCAGTTAATCAACCAGGAACTAATGGACATTTTGATAATTTAGCAGAACTATTACCTGAAGATATTTTAGGTAAATTAGGTTCTGATCTTGCAGCAAATTTTGAACAATATAAATCTTCTAGAAAAGATTGGGAAGATAGTTATACAAAAGGTTTAGATCTTTTAGGATTTAAATACGAAAACCCAACTCAACCTTTTCAAGGAGCAAGTGGTGCAACTCATCCTGTTCTTGCAGAAGCAGTTACACAATTTCAAGCACAAGCTTATAAAGAATTACTACCGGCTACAGGTCCAGTACATACACAAATAATTGGACTTGCAGATAGAGCTCGAGAAGAGCAGTCGACTAGAGTTAAAGAATTCATGAACTATCAGCTCATGGATGTGATGAAGGAGTACGAACCCGAGTTCGATCAAATGCTTTTTTATCTCCCTCTTGCCGGCTCTGCGTTCAAGAAAGTTTATTACGAT